TATAAAGATAAAACAATTATTAATTATAATGATATGTTAGTAGAGTATAACTTAAACTATACTGTAGAAGATAAAGAAGAACTATCATCATATCTAAATAGAATCTATGCTATTAATATTAGTAATACAGAATCTATAGTACAGTTACTAAACAAACACAAAGACAAAGCTATAGCTGGTGACATTGCTAAACTTGCATTAGACCTTGAGGATGGTACTGCTAGTAAAGAGACACTACTTAACAAGCTTAAGGAACTAGACAGTACGGAGCAAATTACTACTACCAAGCATCAAAGCATGGACTTAGAAGAACTCTATCAATCACAGATAGCAACACCAGGTCTACGATGGAGAATAGATTGGCTTAACAAATCACTAGGTTCACTACGACTAGGTGACTTTGGTTTCTTATTTGCTAGACCAGAGATAGGTAAGACTACCTTCTTAGCATCAGAGATGACACACATGGTATCACAAACAGATGGTGATATACTATGGTTCAACAACGAAGAACAATCACAAAAGGTAGCTATCAGATGTTATCAAGCACTGTTTGGTATTACAACTGAACAACTGTTTGGTAACATAGATGAATACAAACAAAAGTATAGAGAACTAATAGGTGATAGGATACGCATCTTTGACTTAGAAGATAGCTCTAACACTAAACGTATAGAATCTATTATACAATCAACTAACCCATCATTGATTATCATTGACCAGTTAGATAAGGTTAGAGGATTCAAAGCTGATAGACATGACTTACAAATGAAATACCTATACCAGTGGGCTAGAGAGATAGCTAAAACAAATGCACCTGTTGTTGCAGTATGTCAAGCAGGTGGTTCAGCAGAAGGTAAGGCTTGGTTAGATTTAAATGACGTAGACAGCAGCAAGACTGCGAAGCAAGGCGAAGCTGATTGGATGCTAGGCATTGGTGCAGAATCAGATGCTATGAGTAACAGTAGGTATCTAAAAATTAACAAGAACAAATTGATTGGTGATAAGGATACAAAGGCTGAGCTGAGACACGGCAACCAAGCCGTGTTGATTCAGCCACACATTGCTAGATATAAGGAGATGGTATGAGAACTTTAACATTAGATGTAGAAACAACTATATCAAATACTGGACACCCATTTACTAAAGACAATAAGCTAATGCTTGTTGGGTTAGATGGACACAGAGTATACGATATTGAATACAGTGCTGAACCCCACAAGGAATTGCTTAACGAGATTCAAGTAGCCGTGAATCAAGCAGATGTGCTTGTGGGTTTCAACATTAAGTTTGACTTGCACTGGCTACAACGATATGGTATAGACTTTAAAAGCAAACGCATATGGGATTGCCAACTAGTAGAATTCATGTTACGGAATCAATCTAACCCATATCCTAGTCTTAATGGTGTTGCAGAATACTATGACTTAGGTACTAAACTAGATGAGGTTAAGGAGAACTACTGGAAGAATGGTATAGACACAGACAAGATACCACTTAACATTCTAACAGAGTATCTTAACCAAGATGTAGACTTAACATATAAAGTATATGAACAACAAGTAGCAGAACTAGAACTACCTGAACATGTAAACAAGAAACGATTAATTAGTTTACATAACCAAGACTTGCTTGTACTACAAGACATTGAATACAATGGACTGCAGTATGAGTATCAACATTCAATAACATTAGGAGATGAATTAGATGAGCAAATTTCAAAGCTCGACAGAAAACTTTATCAGTATCATTCTTTTGAGCATTTTAACCCCAGTAGTAATGTTCATTTATCTTGTTTACTTTACGGTGGGGCTATTGCATACCGTGAGCAAGAAGAGTCTGGAGTATATAAAGGTGGTTCTAGAATGGGTGAAGTTAAGTATAAGTGGGTTGATAAAGAATTTAAATTAGATAAACTCTTTGACCCTCTACCTAATACGGAGCTTAAACGAGAAGGTCAATACAAAACTAATGACGATACATTACAAAGATTACAAGGCAATGAAGAAGCTATGGAAGTTCTTCAAATACTCTTAACTAGAGCTACGCTAGAGAAGAGACGAGGTACATATTACATAGGTGTACCTGCCTTATCAGACACTATGGGTTGGACTAATAACTTATTACATGGACAACTCAATCAGTGTGTAGCAAAAACAGGTAGGTTAAGTAGTAGTAAACCTAATTTACAAAACTTTGATAGTGAGATTAAATCACTATTCACAACGAGGTATACATAATGAGTGTAGATTCACAGCAACATGATATGAATGAGCAACAGCATATGGAAGAAGGACATCATTATCACACAGCAAATGAATTCAGTGATATGATTCTATCTCTTGGACCTAGTGCAGTACTAGGGCTACTCAAACCAGAGGCTAGGGCTGAGTTAAGAAAGAGTATTATTATACAATACAACCACAGATTAGTGGAAACAACAGGACTATAATATGTTATTAAACGCAGATGTACAAGCCCTTGAATGGGTATGTGCTGCTTACTTATCTCAGGATAAGACTGCTATCTCTGAGATACTAAACAAAGTAGACCAGCATACTGATAACCAAACTAGGTTCAATCTACCTACAAGATTAATAGCTAAGACCTTTGTCTTTAGATTAATCTATGGTGGTAGTGCTTACAGTTACGGTATGGATAATAACTTTAAAGATATTGGTAATGAGAACTATTGGCAGAAGGTTATAGACCAGTTCTATGAGAAATATACTGGACTTAAAACATGGCACAAAGAGCTAGAAGATACTGTTAAACGACAGATGTATCTAGAAATGCCTACTGGCAGAAGATATTATTATCAACCTGAGTTTAACTCACAAGGTAAACCTAGACTACCACGAACAAGGATACTTAACTATCCTGTGCAGGGTTTAGGTGCAGACCTAATGAGTATAGCTAGAGTATCACTAGCTAACAGACTCAAGGGATTAGATTCTCTTAAACTAGTCAACACAGTACACGATAGTATTATGATTGACTATGATGAGAGGGTACAAGACACTGATGAACTTATCAGTGTTGTAACAAGTGCATTCGAGGATGTACCTCAGAACTTTAATAAACTATTTGGTAAGGAGTTTAACTTACCAATACGAGTTGATGTTCAAGTAGGTACTAACTGGGGTGAATTAAACTAACCATAAGGAGACTTATATGCAAATAGAAGTAATCGATGTTGGAACTGTTAACTCTCATTCTGCAAAGAATGGTAGACAGTACCAATCAGTAGAAGTAACATATAAAAATGAAGCTGGACAAGCTGGTAACAAAAAGCTTATGTCTTTCTCCCATCCTGATGTATTTAAAACTGCTCAGACATGGACAAAGGGTGACTCAGTAAACATTGATTCTGTTAAAGATGACAATGGATACTGGCAGTGGACTAAAGTTTTAGGAGCTGGAGAAGCACCTAGTGCTAATGCTAGTGCACCTAAAGCTAGTTCATCAAGCCCTGCTGCAAGGGGTAATTCATTTCCTACAGCAGATGAGAGAGCTCAGACTCAAGTCTATATCATTAGACAATCAAGTCTGACTAACGCTAATTCAACATTAGCAACCACAGGTAAGCCTGTAACCCAGGATAAAGTAGTGGAGTTGGCTCAGGTCTATGAACGCTATGTACTGGGATTAGGTGCACCACCTCAAGCTATCAAGGAACCAGAAAGTATAGCCGAGATGGCATCGGATATACCCTTCTAAATGATAGCTCTCATCGACATGGACTTGGTACTATTTCGCTCTGCGATTAGTGCCGAGAACGATGGGTTTGGTATAGCTAAGTATAGAGCTGAACAATTACTGGAAGGTCTTATGAAGAAGACTGACGCTATTGACTTTAGAGGTTTTATATCTTCTAAGACTAACTTCCGTAAGACAGTGATGCCTAGCTACAAAGCTAATCGTACTGCACCAAAGCCTATTCATCTTAAAGATTTGCAGGAATATGCTCTCAAGCATATGGATGCAGAAATGTCTAGAGATGATTTAGAAGCTGATGATGAACTTGCTATCCATCAAGATGAGAATACTGTAATTGTTACACTGGATAAGGATTTACTTCAAGTCCCTGGTAAACACTTTAGTTGGGAAATCTCTGGTAAGAACTGGAAGAGACCTGACAAATGGGTTAATCAGACAGAGCTAGAAGGCATGAGATTATTCTTTGTGCAATGTATAATGGGCGACACTACAGACAACATACCTGGAGTTAAGAACTACGGTAAGGTGAAAGCTACCAAGTTATTAGGAGGTTGTTCGACAGAACAAGAGATGTTTGATGTAGTTCGCCAATTGTATTCTAACGACGAAGACTTCATTAGCAACGCTAGTTGCGTATGGATGAGACGTTCAATTGATGATGTATGGAGGGATAGATTTGATAAATTTCAAGAGTCAGTTGGAAAGGAATGCTTGGAAGATACTCAAGAAACATTGGAGCCAAGTTAAATATGAACCAGATGTTATACAGTTTATTCAACCAGAGAAGGTTCGTAAGTATTGTCCTGATTTCAAGATAGGACGGAATGTTTACCTTGAAGCTAAGGGTAAGTTAGACATAGCAACAAGACAAAAGATGGTGAACTTTAAGGCATCTAATCCTGATGTAAGGATTATATTCTTATTCATGAATCCATCTAATAAAATAACCAAACGCAGTAAAACAACCTATGGAGTATGGGCAGACAAAGAAGGTTTTGAATGGCTAGACTTTAGGTTAGACTGGGTTAAACATTTGAAGGAGATGTTATATGGAAATTAAGAACTTGAAAGAGAACAATGATGGGAGTATGGACTTTGATTTCAAAGTTGATGCTGTTGAGTCAGAGTTCTTATTAGCATTTGCTATCAAAGCTCTTATCCGAGAAGGTGTTATCAAGACTGGACAGGAAGAGTTTGATTTACAGGAAATGCAAAACTTTAATGGAGGAAACTTAGACTCATGAAACAACACCTCGTAATCGGTGATGTACAGTTCAAGCCGGGAATTAATGATAATTACTTATCTTGGATTGGAAAGTACATCGTTGACAAAAGACCTGATGTTATAGTCTGTATTGGCGACTTCGCTGATATGGAAAGTTTATCTAGCTATGACATCGGTAAGAAGGCTTTTGAAGGTAGAACATACCAACGAGACATTAAGGCTGCAAAAGAGGGGATGGCAACCCTTCTAGCACCTTTACATGCTCTCAATAAGAAGCTAACTAAAAAGAAACTTAAGAAGTACAAACCTAAAATGATACTGACATTAGGTAACCATGAAGCTAGAATCAATACTGCTATTGAGTATGATAGAAAGCTAGAAGGTCTTATCAGTATGGACGACTTAGGTTATGAAGAAGCTGGTTGGGAAGTAATACCTTTCTTAGAAGTTAAAGCTATTGATGGAGTTGCATACTGTCATTACTTTGCCTCTGGTATAATGGGTAGACCTGTTACTTCAGCTAGAGCTTTACTCACTAAGAAACATATGTCTTGTGTAGCAGGACACCAACAAGGTAGAGATATAGCATAT